TCGAACAGTCTGCTGCTGCCAACCTTGCCTATCTTTGCGCTGTCGCCGATGCTGCTAAAGCTTCCGCACGTGAGTCCCGTTCTCATGCTGATATTCTTGACATTCAGCAGAAGGATATGCAGCGCATGTTTGAAGTCACTTGGGAAACCCCTGTAAAGGTTCCCCTGGTCAACGAGAAGGGTGAACCTACTGGAGAATTCGAGGAGATTACAGGTCGTGAATATTACTCTTATCTTCGTGGCCTTGATCTTGGTGAAGGTCGCCAGAGCCTGTCCGGTAACTGGTTTACTATCCGCAAGAACAAGAACGCTCTGTTTTATGATGTTACAAAGGCTTTTGCTACTGCTGCAGGCATCGCTGGTGCTTCCTACGTTGGTCGCAAGGCAGCGGGTCCTGCCGGTCCCGAAGGTTATGAGGAAGTGAAGGAGATTTACGGCCCATCGGGAACCCCGACTGCTAGTACCTATACTCGTCGTAACTATCATGATAGATAATGAACAGTTTTTTCGACTTTTTGAACTTTGCGGTTTGGTTGTTTTTGCTCATTTTTGCGTTGTAAACCAATAACCTCATTATCATGAAAAAGACTAGAGTTTCAACTAATTTCGAATTGTCGATTGACGCTGTAGATTATCTGTTCGTCGAGTGGCTTTGCCGTCGAGGTGTATTTTCTGCTTTTAGATCAAACTGCGGGTTTGGTAAGAAACACAAGAACTCATTTCGAACTGTGCTTCGTTGTCGAATTCAAAATGCATTGCATTCGTCTCATTTAGGTATAGGCGATCTTATTTCTTTGAGTTTCATATTCACTCACACACCCGAAGGCTATGCTTTTTGGTCTGATTTGTCCTTCGCTTGGCGTCGTTTTTGCACTGACTTTCAAAAAAATTTTAAATAATATTGTTATGACACAGCTTCATCTTGTTATTCGTCGTATTAACCCTGCTATTAAGGTCGATCTTGTCCAGGTAGGTCGTCTTGAAGATGGCCAGTTTACGACACTTTCTCTTGACACTCTTAAGGATGCTCCTTTTTCAGAGTATGTAGAGTGTTCCAGCGTTTCTGATTCGCCCTACATCGAGCATCATTCTATTTCTGGCCTGATCGCAGCTCTGATTTCGTATCCGAATTTTGCGATCGAGTTTTTCGATAACACTCTCGTTCTTATGTTTGATTTTGATTTGACTGATGATGAAATCTCGTCGGAAGAAGAAGGGAAAGGGCACTAAAGTAGTGACCCGCCCGCTCGGTGGAAGAGTCCTTTGACTCACTAGGCCCCAGGAGATATCCCTTTCTCCTGTGGGCTTTTGTATCCACCGGCTTTGCCGGTATATCCCAAACGAAGTGGAGCCATGGAGGCCGAAGACGCGCAGCGTCCCAGCCGTTGAGGCTGTCGGCCGGCGGAACGTAGTAGTTCTCGCGCTCGAAAGTACCGTCTTTCGAAGCGTATAGTAATATTCTTAAATTATGGATAATTTTGATTTTAGGCCTAGGTTTTCTCCTATTGTTGATAGCATTCCTTATCGCTACTCTATTGGTGCATACCGTGGTAAAAAGCGAGTTGTTATTGCTTGGTTTTCCGATGAAACTCCTGCGACTGATTATCTTGTTCGCTGTCGTCTTGATCATCCTGGTGTTAAATTTGATTGTCTTAGAAGTTTACTGTAATGGCCTGCTCTTCTCCTATATGGATACGAAATCGCCGTTATTTCGACAAGAAGAACCCTTGTCGCAATGGCTCCGATGTTGCTAAATCGGCTTTAGCTCTTCGTCCCTGGGACGTTGCCCGCCAGTGGTTGATGGTTCCCTGTGGAAAGTGCGAAGACTGTTTGCGTCGTCAGCGTAATGACTGGTTTGTTCGTCTTGAGCGTGAGCTTGCTCGCTGTAAGGCTGAGTCTCGGCAGGCTATTTTTATTACGATAACAATATCACCGAAGTATTACGATGAAGCATTGCGAGATCCTTCTAAGTTTATCCGACGATGGAATGAGCGTATTCGCCATAAGATCGGCCACTCCTTTAAACATGCGTTTTTCCAGGAGTTTGGCACCCACCCAGAGATAGGATCAGAGCCACGCCTTCACTTCCATGGTTTTCTCTTTGGAACCGATTGTATGTACAATGTCATTCGATCAGCTGTCCGTGACTTTGGTTTCGTGTGGTTGGCGAAAGCAACCCAAAAGCGTGCCCGTTACTGTGTTAAGTATGTTACTAAACAAATTCAGTTTAACCCCGAGGAAATCTCGGATAAATTCGTTACCTTAAATGGAAAAATTACACCTTTGGCTATTCTCCTCCAACATCGCCGTTATACGCGAAAATTCGTATCTGCTGGCGTTGGTGACTTTCTTGGTTATATGTCTCGCCCTTCTGCTCGTGTCTCGACGTGGTCTTATTTTGATTTTGAGAAGCGTATCAATTATAATTACTCGATTCCTCGATATTATCATAGATACCTTAAACCGGAAGACGACATTATTCGCTCGATTACCGCTGCTGATGCTTATTCACGTTTTAGCAAGTCTTCTCTGGTTAAGCGTATTGTGTCTCTGTGTGTTGAGCGGTTCGGTCTCAATTCCTCCGTATCCCGTAGAGAGACATATACGTGGGAACAAAAGCAAATGATGCGCTTCTCTGCGTCTTCTCGGAAAATGCCCGATTTTGCCCCCCCTACTTGGCTAGACTTGGATATTCTTCAGTTTTGGAGAGTTCATTATAAACTTCAACTAAACATTTAATTTATGGGAAAACAACCTTTCATTTCACACACTGTAAACGGTTACTCTCGCTACGATGTCCCTGAGAGTAAAGCCTTTACATGCACAGCGGGTATTCTTTATCCGGTACGAATCGACTTTATTAACGCCCGCGACCGCGTTTCTATCGAACAGGGTATCGACGTTCGCAGCAATCCCCTTGCTGTTCCAACATTTAACCCCTATACTGTTCGACTTCATCGTTTTTGGGTGCCACTCCAGTTGTATCACCCCGAGTTGAGGACGAATAGCAGCAAGTTCGACATGAACGATTTGAGCCTTAATTGGATTGCCTCCTGTCAGCCTCAAGCAGGTGGTCTGAATAATGATTTCTTCGGTGCAGCTTATACTAATTCATTGATGTCTTGGTTGCGTGTCGCAAATAAGTATACTACTGGTATAAGCGGCGTTCCTTCTTCTGTGTCTCTTCCCTCTGGTTCTTCTATGGATCGTTGGAGCAATGCGGATTCGTATTTAGCCTATTGGGATATCGTCCGCAACTACTATGGGTACTCGCAGTGGGGCCTTTATTCTTTCGCTTGGCCCATGGCTAACAAGATTCTTTATACTAGTTCTTCTTATTCTCTTGATCCTGATAACTCTGGAGATTCTCGCTTCTTCACGCAGTGTTTTGGAAATCTTGAGTTCCTTGATGCTTATTTTGAGAGTCAATTTTATCCGTCTGCTTTAACTTCTACGAATAATACCTTTAATCGTGGTAATTTGTTCACGCAGATAATTCGTTCCGACTTGGATAATGCTGCTGCTTCTGGTGATGGTTTTCCCGTTTCTGCAACCTATCCGTCTAGCTCGCTTTGGGGTTCGACCGGTATTATTTCCCAGACTTTACCTACTGCTTCTTCCGCGGGTAATAGTTCTGTTTCTTATTTTGTTACCGCTCATCCTATGGCTGTATGTCCCTCGAATCCGGATCGGTTCAGTCGTCTTATTCCCACTGGCTCTAATTCTGCTGTATCCATGACAGGCGTGTCTACTATCCCTCAGTTGGCCATTGCTTCTCGTCTCCAGGAGTACAAGGATTTGCTTGGTGCTGGAGGTAATCGCTATAGTGATTGGTTGGAAACGTTTTTTGCGTCCAAAATTGAGCATGTTGATCGTCCAAAACTACTTTTCAGCGCCTCGCAGACTATTAATGTGCAGATTGTTATGAATCAAGCCGGGGATAATAATTTTTCTGGTAATCAACCCCTTGGACAGCAAGGCGGTTCTATTGCTTTCAATGATCGTTTAGGTCGTCGCCAGTCTTACTACTTTCGCGAGCCTGGTTATATGATTGATATGTTGAGTATTCGCCCTGTTTATTACTGGTCTTTTATTAAACCGGACTATCTCAACTATACGGGTCCTGATTACTTTAACCCCATTTATAACGATATTGGATATCAAGACGTTCCTGCCTTTCGTCTTGCTTTTAACGGCAATCCTGGGTCTTCGTTTGCTACCGAACCTTGTTTTAATGAGTTTCGATCTTCTTATGATGAGGTGTTAGGTCAGCTTCAGGCTTATAATAGACCGGAGGCTGAAGGTGGTTCTGGAGCCCCTCTCTACTCTTATTGGGTTCAACAGCGCACTGTTTATACTTATAGTGGCACCGGTTCTCTTCCTGAGTATCGTTATTATCCTCTGCTTTTCACTGATTTGGCTCAAGTCAATTCTCCTTTTATGTCTAATGTTGAGGATAATTTCTTTGTGAATATGTCTTACGCCGTTCAAAAGAAGAACCTCGTTAATAAAACTTTTGTAACTCGTTTGTCTAATCGCTAATTTATTGATTTTATGGCACTTGATTGGTTACTCGAAGACGCTCCCGCCTATGTCTCTCGCGGTCAGCGTATCCTTTCCGTCCTCGATGGCTCTGGCTCGGTCGATGTTCTTCCCGGTCGTCCAGATATTGAGGTATCATCGTCTGACTTTGATAAGGGTGAGAAGTTTAATCCCGAGATTGATTTCGATCCTAATTCTTTCTCTCGTATGGATAAGTTCGACGGCCTTGAAGTTGGTCAGGAACTTATTGATTCAGAGATAGATAGGTCGAAGTCTGCTTCTAAATCCACTGATTCTGAAGAAAAATAATATAATCTTTACTTGACGATATATGCTATGTGCGCGGACCCCTTCTGCGAGAGTCTGTGAATTGCAGAAGGTTATTGGTAGCGACTGCAGGAGAGGCCGCGCATTTTTCTTATCGTTCTTTAAATTTTACCCCTATGTCTGACATTAAGGAACCCTTTTACAAGTCTAAGGCTTTTTGGACGCTCGTTTCGTCTGTGGTTGCTGCATTGGCTGTTTTTTTTCTTGCTTCGTGTTCTGCACAGGCAAAAGTTTTCCGCAATGGTGTTCACATCGACACTGTCCGTGTAGATTATATCATTCGTTCGAACAATTTTTCGCTTCCGTAATATGAGACTTATTGATTTCAAGTCCTACGTCGAGCCTGTTTCTACCGGTGCTATGCTTGGTGCCGCTGCTCTTTCGTCCGGCGGTCAGGTCGCTTCTGGCTTATTTAAACCATCTCTTAAGCGGCAATGGAAGTATCAGCAGAAGCAAATGAAGCTTCAACAGCAGTACGCTTT